AGGCTCCGTCACGGTATCCTCTTCAGGCGCGATCATGGCTCTGATTGCATTTTGTGCGGTATTCAGATCAGTCCCTAACGGGTTGTTGGCTTCTGACATCCTTAAACTCCATATTATGCGCTATTTTATCTTTTTTTCAATAGTCGCATTATCTTCCATTGCACGCAGCTTCTGGCGAACCGCCTCTACGCCGCGCAGTTTCATGTAAATACCCTCACGGGCACCGTTATCGCTGGCTTCAGTTGCCTTGAACTCCTCCCAGCAATCCTGCTCGATCTCATCCATGAAACGAATAAAATCTGTGTCACGTAAAAGACGGGCAGCCTCGTGCCCGTCGTCTATGATTTGTTGCTTACTCTTCACGCGCAGCATCCTTAATTAGCTCAGCTTGCGCCTTCATCACTTCGCGATTGATCGCCATGTCAGAGCGTATCTTTTCGACGTTAAGCTGCGTGCCGTATTTCGCCTGCAACTCCTCCGCCTTGACGTAAAGCTCTGCCTCCAGCTCGTCGCGTTTGCGATCGTCTTCCATGAACATCTTCTCGCGGCCAAGTTGCAGCTCGGCTGCCTTCTTCTGGATGTCCGCTTGGATTTGCTGAATCTGTACCTGAATGAGCTGCTCGTTGATGTCTGGCTTGTCTTCTTGTGGTGGCGCTTGGAACTGTGATGGGTCTGACCAGAATTGCGATGTGTCCTTGAACCCTGCGAGCTCTGTCATCGCCTTCAGCGTATTGGACAGCTTCTGCATGTCGGTCAACGGGTTTGCCGCACCCATGGTCGCCATGGCCTCTTTCTGCATCTCACCGATCTGGCGCAACATCATCATGCGCTCAGTGTCGGTGCCGCGGCCAAGTGCGACGTTAATTGATACATCCATATTCGCATTCCATGCGCGTGGGTCGATCGGCACAAATTGGTTAGCCAACCGGATCATGCGCGGCTGATCTTGATGCGTCGTAATTAGATGCAACACAATACGATAAAGCTGCTTCATTCCGGTTTCCGCAAAAATACGCGCAATCATCTCAATGTGCTGCTGAGCGCTCGACACAGTCGCGTTTACCGCTGCCGCGGTGGATGACTGCAATGCACCCGCATCCAAGCCCATAGACGCCTTTGAGATGCCTGTGCGGGCCTCTTTGATCTCGTCCATGTACTTCAGAACTGGGAACGCTTGCTGGCCAACAAATGGCATGGACAACGGCTGCACCTGACCGGCGCTGCGCTGGCGGATAATCGAGCCAACTTCTGTGTTCATCACGTCTTCGATGTTAACCATGCCCTCGGTCACAGCAATACGCGGATGAATAGACATCGCCAAGCTGTCGAGCGTGTTACGCATGATGACAGACTTAATGCGCTGGATGTCCATGACGGTGTCCGCGATCGACATGCCAAAGAAGTCGTGCGCCTCGGGGTCAGGGCAGAACACGGCAAACGGCAGCATAGCGCACGGCTCGTTCATGAGTATCCTTTTACCGTCGCCCGCGGTGCAAATTTTACGCAGCTCAGCGATCCCGTCGCCGTCGTAATCAACGCGGATGTAGTTTTCGACGTAAAGCACTTTCTTCATCGCCGGATCGTTGCGCTCGTTCATCTCGTTGTTGAGCGCCTTGTTGCGCGTGTAGCGCTCGACGTTCGTCTCCATGTCATCGTATGACGATCCAAGAGATACGACGTCGTCGTAATCGTAGCCCATCGCAACAAGCTCAGAAACCGTCACAATGCGGCGGTGCGCAACGTAGTCGGCGTCTTCTAGCGATTTACTTTCACGGCTAATTAGGAACTCTTCCGGCGGCACGGCTTCCATCTTCACACGTCCATCCGGATACGTGTATGTGGCGCGCACGGCATGTGCCATGGGCGGAGGTACAATTGTACCAGTCATAGGGTCAATTTGTGGCTCGCCGATAGGCTCGGATGCGACGATCTCTACCTCAACGTCAGGGTCGGCCATAATCGCGCTCAAGGCGTTATCGTCGAGGCCAGTGAGCTGATGTGTCTCGAAACGTGTCTGGTCATCCCAGTAGCACTTCAACACGCCAGCCTTGCGGATCAGCGCGTCCTTGAACGCAGCGTGAATGTGCAGGAAGCCGTTGTTATCGCGATTGATGATGTAGTTCGCGTATTCCGTTGCCTGCTTAGCAGCCGCAACGTCTTCCGGCCCCTGTGGAGCGTACTCAACTGTCTGGTCGGTGCCATGAAATATGCGCATCAGAGACGGCATGATCGCCTGCACGGTATCGCGCACGTCCATGCTAACAACTTGGCTGCGGCCGTCCTCTTCATCGCCAAAAGGCTCGCCGCGGTAGTATTGCGTGGCAGTGGCGCGTGTGGGGCTGATCCAGTTATCGATAAAGTCGATTGCGTCGTCGATCTCTTTACCAACGATGCCTTGCAGCTCGTCGTCGTCCATCTGGTTAGGGTTCATTTCGGCTTCTAGTTGCGCCGCCAGTTCGTTGATTTCGTAGTCCATGTTAGCGCTCCTGTCTCGCCAAGTAATTCAAGATGCCATCAATGATTTGCGGCGTTAATTCTTGCGCGGGCATCTTGGTCTTGATTGCGTGTGTCATATTAGCTTCCGTGAGTGGGTTTCCACGCTTATCTAGTTTACCACTAATTGCGTCGTAAACGTCTTTAAAAATAAGTCTCTGAGGAACTGGACGCAATGATCCGAGATAATCACCGGTAATTTGCGTGTTATATGTTGAATGCGGCACATTCGCTGCGGGCTTGTCGCCTTTAGGCGTATTGAACCTTAAAGGAGCGCTGGTATCAATGCGGCTAACTCCTAATCCAAACATACCCGCAGGCAATTCATACTGCGTGGGGTCTGTAACGCTTTTACGCACCTCCGCTGGGCTAGGTAGGCCAGCATCTTGCATTGGCCGACTGTCCATTAAGCGAATAAATGATTTACGATTTGGAGATGAAGTATTCTTCACCCAATCACGTAAATCTGGAGAAAGTAAGCCAACAAATGTTGGGTCTAGCGCTTTCATAGTAGCGTCAAATTCTTTTGCTGTTTTCTTAGTGATTTTTGCCCCTTTAACAAGTTCTGCCGCGGCTTCACCCGTAAATGTTGCAAAATCGTTTGCGTCAGGCGCCATACTGCCCGTAACGCCAAGAATATCACGCCCACCAAAGTTACTCTGGGCTTTGTCGGCCTCTTTCGATAAACGTGTGATGATATTCTGATTAGACGCCCAAATTGATCGATCTTTTTGAGCCGCTGGGCCGACTTTAAAGTCAACTCCGCCTTCAGTGTACACTGGCGCATCAAACTTGTAATCGTTAACGCCCTCAACGAGCAAACCGCGCGATGTGCGATCCCCATAGAAAGGCAAGATAACGCTACCTTCCATGTCTTCCCAGCTCATAGGTTTTCGCGCTAAATTTTCACCTAAATCGCTTTGCTGCACTTCCACTTCGGAAAACGGACGGCGCATCTTAGTTTTCTGGTAACCAAGCGGGTCTAGTTGCTCTTTCGTGAGTGGTTTATCTAGTGGCGGGCCTCCGTTGTCGCCAATTGCGGCAAGAGCTCCTGCCAATTTAGATCGATTTGCCGCAGTAATTCTAGGATCAAACTCATCTTGAAAAGCAGCAAATCTACTACGCAAAACCGCTGGGTCGCCGGCTGTTCTATCAGTTAGCATGATTGAACTCATACTTCCTGCGTCTTCAACCTCGTTTCTATACGGGATATGAGTAAAGCCAGCGTCAGTTAAGTCTTGCCTCAGTCGGTTAGTAAGCTCAACGCGATCTTTAATACCAGTGCTGTCTTGATACGCATTTATAAAATCACTTAACTCAAACTCTGTGAAAGGTTTCCCTTCTGCACTTAAAAATGGATTATCCATTCGCGCTTTTAGAGGTAATGTTACCCCGCGTTTACTTGGGTCATACAAGTCAAATCTATCTTCAGCAGCTTTTTTAGTCCCAACATGAGGCCCAAGGCTGTCTTTAACACTTCCCGCCATAGATTGTGACGTATCAAAAGCATCACCCTCAAGAACAGGGTTTCGCGAATAATGATATACGTCATCAGTGAATAAACTTTGCACTTCAGGCTTAGGTTGGGTGCGTGGAGGCCTTGGTCGTCCACGGCGTGAAGGTTTTGGCGTAAATCCTCCAGCACCAGTTGCCAGAGCAGCCATCCCCGTAGCCTCCGATAGCATATCTTCCGCCGGTATTAATCCTTGAGATGCTGCCCTTGAAGCGTCAACACCCTTAATCACGGGGTCTAGTAAATTACCAAAAAACGGGCCAAAGCCCTCAAAGCGTAACGTATCTGCACCCGCAACGCCACGCTGCTTTGACGCAAGCCCACCTAAAACCGGTCGGCGACCTTCACTTACAAGCTGATTAGCATTGGCACGATTTGCCGCGAATAAGCTATTAAGTATGCCTCCAAAAGCGGTTTCCTCTCTAGCGCGTCTTATCTCTTCTGGCGTTGCCATATCACCACTTCACCTTGTTTGCCCAGTAGGCCGCGGACATCTTGCCCTTGGCTATGTTCTTCGCATGGCGCGCCTTAAACGACTTGCTGCGCGCCGTAGTCTTCTTGTCACCGCTGACGCCTTGCTGGCCAAAGCGGATCGTTTTAACTTTGTCGCCGTCCTTCGCCACCACGACGTGCGATTTCGTCGGGTGCTTTGGGGTACGCTTCGGCTTGTTGTAGCCAGATACGCCGACACGAGATAGCCGAGCATCCTTTTTCTCCGCCATCAATACATCTCCGTCACGGTGATTTCGACGCCGCCATGCCCATGTGCATCGATCGCAGCTAACTTCCAACCGCCCTTCACCTTGAAGTATTCTACGTTGCCAGCGGAAATTGACGGGCTGTCGCTCTCCGCAGCGGTCGGGTTAGAGCCGATCGCGAAGTGGCAGTGATCGCCAGTAACGGATACCCTGATAATACGCGTGTCGTCTGCAAATGCAGGCGTCTGCGTCGAAACCGTGGGATTGTCCAATACGTGCGTCGTGCCCAAGCCGAATATCGGAAAGTGCCAGCCGTTGCTGCCTGTTGCGCCTACCGCCATCAGATCGCTCGTTTCAGCTTACCAAGGCAAACGCCTGCCTTCTTGCACGCTGCCGGTGTTGGGCACTTCTTATACGGGCAACTGGTTGTCGTTGTCGCTGACATCACTTCTTACCTTTCTTCGTTTTCTTCGGTTTTTTCGCTGTTTTCGCAGCGGCTTTAAACGCTTTCGCGCTCGGCGCGCCCTTACTTCCAGCCTTGCGCATCTTTTCGCCGCTGCCCGCCGCAATCCGCTTACGCTTAGCGTGAATGTTCGCATAGAGCCCCTTCTTCGGCATGTTGATCTCCTTTAACGCGTTATCCACATAATACAGCATTTTTGCTACTACGGAACCCCGCGCGTGGGAGGCCGCGCGGGGGAGCCGGTAGCTCTTGCGGTGTGGAAGGATGAACCGCATGCGCATAATATGCCTGAAAATAGTGCTTGTGTCTATGTTAGCAATTTGTTAACATAGGGTATAAACCGAATCAAACTCGTGCTGGGAGGCACACAACAATGTCAAAACTTAACATCAAATCAGTCAACAACGGCAAAACACCAGCAGACCGTAACCGCTTCTGCGGGCCAGCCGTGATTAGCGCCCTAACCGGCATGACCACGTCAGAGGCTGCACGCCTCGTTCGTCACGTCAGCGGTCGCAAAACCGTAAAGGGCACTTACACTTGGGAAGTTAAGCACGCGTTAGCGGCTTGCGGAATTGAGTGCCAAAGATACTCGCGCTTCTGCGGAGAGCCTTTACGTAAGTCAAACCCAACACTTGCACAGTGGCTAAAGGCTACCGTGAAGCAACGCACAGCAGACCGCGTGTACCTACTTGTGGCCGGCAACCACTACCAACTTGTGCAAGGCCGGCGCTATGTCTGCGGCATCACAAAAGACATTGTGTCAATAAAAGACAAAAAAGTTAAACGCCGTGCGCGTGTGACCGAAGTCTACGAGCTTGTAGCTAACGCTAAAGTCGTTATCCCGCAGGAAGCGCGTAAGCCTAAAACAACACGCAACGATAATCACCGTGCACGCGCACAACGCCTTGCTAAGCAGCTCGGCATCACAATCGAAATCGAGCGCTATTACGAGTTTGACGGGTCACGCGCATTCCAATACTGGCTGCAATACGACGGAGACTATGATTACGTCGACGCAGGCGTGATCGAAGGCCATTGCTCGTATGACTGGCAAGAGGTTCTCGGTAAGCTCGCAGAAATCAAGGAGCACTTGTCACAATGACTTTCTTCTACGCGCTCATCATCGAATACGCTTTGCAGGGGCACACCCTGCAAGCACGCATGTACCTCGAAAGCTCAAAGGCGTGTTCCGACGCCCTACGGGCCGCGGAGGCGCTGTCAGACGCAATGCCGGCTGATCTCTATTGCGAGAACACCGGTAAAATGTCAGGATCAATTAGGCCACGTCTACGGCCAGACAACTAACACATTGGGCGCCTCATAAGCGCCCACCGTAAGCCATGAGTGCGGGGGCGGGTTTTTACCTCATTTATTTTACCGCCAAACCATGGCAGCGTGAGCTGGTGCGACATTCACCGGTGATCACGCAGAGAGGGACGCGCGTGCTCCGGCGTCCCTCTTTTTACGTCTAAACCACCCCACGAATACTACGCTTCAACGGCTTCGACCAGCTACCAGCAGACGCGCGGCCAAACGCCATAGTCGTGTGGTCGTTCGCCAGCGACAAGCACACAGCGTCAGCTCTGTCAGGCGAATTAACGCCGCGCTTCTTCATCGCCTCCTTGCTCTCAACTTGCATCTTGCCGGAGCTCGTAAAGTGATAACGCGGCGCCGCTAAATCCGCATACAACGCGTCATCCTTCGGCATCTTAACGTCGAGCCCCTCCAGCCACGCCTTCGCCTTAAACCACAGCTCAGCGCGCAAGTTGATGTACGTGTCCTTCTGCGACGAACGCTCCGCAACGTTTAAGCCACGCGCCGGCAGCTCAAGCTCCCGCAAGCGATCCAGTACACCCGCGCCAAAGCCATTACTGTCAACAATGATCTCGATCGGACGCTTGGACGGCGGCAGCGCATCGTACTCCGCCTTCACGGCGCCAGTAAGCTGCATCAAATCGAGGTTACGCCATACCGTCAGCGGATGGATCACCGGCCCCTGACGCTTGCACAAAACAGACGAGTCATTTCCTTGCCGTGCGACGTCCAAACCCCAAATGGCAGGCGTGTCATCATCAATCCGTATCTCGTTGTTCATCGCGTGCTCGATCAACGAAACCGGAATAACCGTGTCCTCCTCACTCGGAGGAAAGTTGCCAAGCACACGCACATGATACGCGGGGCTGTCCTCGCCGTAACGCTTCTTCATGTCGTCAACGAAATCCTCGCTCACGCGCGGGCTACTAACGCATGAAACATGCATCGTATACCAGTCCTCGCGCAGCCGATTGTGCGTGTCATAAAAGAAGCCCGTGTTCCGCGTCGGGTTGCCAGTAAGAACGGTGGTGGCGCTGTGGCCGGACATTGAGCCAGAAGCAGCCTCGAAGACCGCGTTGGGAACGCCCGACGCCTCGTCGGCAATCAGAAGCACGTTCTGGCTGTGTACACCGGCCAGCGCCTCCGGCTGCTCCGCGCGCGACGTCCTGCACGAAATAAACGTGCTCTCCGGCTGGCTCTTCAACTCAATGCGGTCACTCTTGATTTCGAGGAGGTCGTTGAAAGGCGGCTTCAGGCGCTTGGCGACGTTCTTCATTTCCGCAAAACAGGCGTCGAAAAGCTGCGAGCTGGTAGGCGCCGTAACAACGGTCTTACTCGGGATCCGCATGAGAACGTGCCACACAGCCGCCATCGCAACGGCCGTCGACTTACCTACACCGTGGCCAGAACGAACGGATATACGTCGCTCCGCAGGGGCAGCGATCGCGTCTAAGAGCTCCGTCTGCCACTCGTCAGGCTCGATGCCGATGACCTCGCGGGCAAAGGCAACCGGATCATCGCGGTAGCGACGCATTAACGTAATAAACGGGTTTTCGTGGGATTTTTTTTGCGGGGTCATGTTAACACCTGTTTACGGAAAGGGGGGTGGGGGTGCGTGGGGACGTCCTTTGCATTTGCACCCGCCCGCCGAATCGAAAGGGGGGGGTCAAAACGCGTTCGGTATGCGCGCGGCGCATAGGTCACTCCGATAATGTCCATTATGTTAAATTCCACTTCTCGCATACGACATATAAATAAGGCGTTTGCGCGATGCCACGCGCCAGCGAGCCATGCAAATAACGCAATGGCACAAGATATAGTGTCAAGCAGTTGTAATTGAACGCTCGTTCTGTTAATCGCGCGCACGCATATGCGACTGTGAGCCAATGCGTGGATTCGCCGCTCACACGTCGTCATCGTCCACCTCTACCGCTTCACCCTCGATCACGTCACCAAGTAACGCCGCAGCCTGCGCGTGCAAGTCGTTCACGCTGATGTTAATCGCGACGTCACGTTGCCGCGTATCGTACTGCGCGTTCAGCTTGGACGCCATCCACTTATCCGTATCCACTTGCAAGCGCGCGACGTTAACCATCGACGGATCAGTTGCCTGCGCCGTGTCGACTGCACGCTCAGCGTAATAGTGCCCAGCCTCTAACTGCGCAGTCGCGTAACGATCACGTCGTCCAGCCTTAGCGTCTAACCACTTCGCCCACAGCTTGTACCCGATGTTCTGCTCCTTCATGATGTTACGCACGCTCTTGCCCTGCGCTATCTGCTCGAACAGCTCATCCTCTCCAACCGCGTCTAACGCTGCAATCTTTGCTTTGCCTACTTCACCGCCCATCGCTCACGATCTCTCCTGTTAACGCCGCATAGCCGCAGATGTCGACCCAGTGATCCTGTTTCCTTGGTGACGTCTTACTACGCGCTATCTTCATCAGTATCATCATGTTGGCCACGTCCACTACTGTGAAGTCGTGATCCAGATAAGACGACCACAACGCTGCGATCGTCTCGAAGTTATCCTTTGCATCGCCGTAATCCTTGTTGCGCTCTCCGCTGATCACGCCCTCGGCGATTGCTAGTATCTCGTCTCTCGTTACCATGGTATTTCATCTCCACCTAAATCCCAGTTAATACGATCGTCTCCGTCACGCACCATGCGCGTTACCTTTGCATTCGGAAACGCATTTAACGCATTGTTCAGGAAAGTCTCCGTCCAGTCAAATCGTATGACGCGTGCAGCATCCTCGAAGCTGTACACGATCCACGTTGGATGCTTCTTCCTGAGCTCCGCCCACCCGTGCAACGCAAAGCATACAATCTTGTCATCGATCTCCACACAATACGCGTGCGGCGGTAACGGCTTGTGCCCTGCATCCTCCGCAGCCTTCTCCAGCACGTCCCACGCTCTCATAAGCTGCGTTGCGATCTGATTAGTGCCAACAACATCATCCGCATCCACACGCTCTCTCAGCGCCTCGTATGCAGCTTCAAACCGTCCTGCCAGATCAGGCGATACCAAGTCGGGCAACGTATCGCCCCACTTCGCTATCTTCTCCTTCGCCTTTTCATCGAGCGGACGCAACTGGCCCCATACGCCAGCACTGATCTTCGTACCCTGATCCGTTAACGTCCCCCTCGCCTTCACTTCCCTATGGTTAACCAGCGAGCGCTTCCCTTTCTTTGCCATGCTATAATACCTCCACTTTCCTCAGTTACTTTCACCTCAGTCCGAAGTTACCTCCTCAGTTACGTATATATACGTAATAACTGAGGAGGAACTAATATCGGCCTCTTTTACCTCACTTCCTCACTCTACCTCAGTTCAACTGAGGAAACTGAGGAACTAGTGCAAAGTGCCATTCGACCCCTCTCTTAGCAGCGCCATATTTAGCGCCTTGGCCATCGTCACGTCTGTATCGATGCCTTGCAGCACCTCCATCACGAATGCCACGTCGATCGCCGCAGCTGACATCATTGGCATTTCGTCTGCGCACCACTCGATCACGGCGCCACCGATTTCCTCGTCCCACACGATGCGCCCAAGCTCCAGCTTGTCTTCGTCGTCTTCTATCTCACGTACTGGCAGTGTCATTGTCACAGCTCCTT